TGAAACCAGGGACCAATAAGCAAGGGCGTTTAGGCGTGATATTGTCTAAACCGGTGTGGCTGTCTGAAACGCCGGGAATTAAACGCTATCAGGTTCACCGGCTGGTCTATGCGGCTTTTCACGGCGAAATACCTGAAGGCGCGCACGTATTGCACAAGGACGGAAATCATCTCGATAATGCGATAACGAATCTGTACCTGGGCAACCATCTGCAAAATATGCGGGATAAACGGCAACACGGAACGCAGACTGAGGGTGAAGGCCGTCCAACATCGAAAATGGACGAAGAGGCCGTGATTCGTATTCGTTACGGAAACGAAAAACAGAAAGTACTGGCGAAAGAGTATGGCATCAGCCAGGCAGCGGTATCGCATATCCGCAACTTTAAAACATGGAAGCATCTTACCCGGCAGCTGATCCCCGCACCCTCTCTGTTTGACGATCAGGAATAGTTAAATAGTCAAATAGTCAAACCACAACGCCCACCCCCTTACCGTATGCAACTAGCCGTTTTATTTTCTAAAACGCGTTACCGCGCAGCAAAATTTTTCGTTTCTATGCAAAAAGTGTTGCCATACAGACCGGTGTGCGGTACACTCGCGCCGTGTTCGCGATGCAAAAACAAAGCCGCCCGGGAGAGCCAGCATGACAGAAATAGCCGAAAAGTACGCACGATCCGTGAACAGCAGTAATCTGAGGGATGACGACCGGCACTTCGCCACCGACGCGTTAATTGCGTTAGCCCTCTCCCCTGTCAGACTGGCTACCGACATGTACCGGGTGAAATATTGCAACGATGCAACCTCGTACAAAACGTTAAGCGTCAAGTGGATAGCGATTGTAAAAAACAAAGCGGAATTACGGCACTGGCCCGAACACATCAACCCGGTTATTGTCGCGAATGCGGCGATGACGTACTGGTTAAATCCGGTGTGCCCGGCCTGTCAGGGGCGAGGATTCCATCCTAAGTTTAATCAGACAGGCGCGTATGAAGCGACATGCAAACCCTGCAGCGGTTCAGGCACGAAACCGGTCACCGCTGAAGCGCGCATTCTGAACCACGTAAAGGATATGGTCGAAACGCTGGCGGAACTGGAACGGTATGCCGGCAACATGGCCGTGAAAAAATTAGCCCGAAAAATGGCGACGTAAAAAATAAGTTGCGCGATAGAAAACTAAGGTGTATATTCCGTATCACTGCAGATCCGGTTTCACAATCCGAAATGCATAATCAGGGCGAAAGCGGGGCACCGTCTTACCTTAGACGCTTCACTTGATTGCTTAACTCGCTCTGAAAAAAGCTGTGCCGCACGCGAGCCGGCTTTTTTCTTTGTACTCCCCCTCATTCGCTTCGGTGGGTGAGCGCGGGGTTGCCAAAGCAACCCCTGCATCCAACAATCTCCGGCCATGATCTTAGCGTGCGTCATGGTCTTCGCGGTTCCTAAACAGGACCGTTTTTTATTTGCGGGTGGTTTATGGCTTATGTTCCCGATACCAGCGACAGTCACGATTATTTGCGGCCTAAGATACGGCCGAAGAAAATAGTGCGCCATGGTGAACGCCGCGGAATGCCGCGCGCGAAAACGCCGGAAGAATGGACGACGATCGAGCTGGAGTATTTGCAAGGCGCAACCACGACGGAATTAGCCGACAAGCATCAGGTAAACCAATCCACGATCAGCCGTAACGTTTCCCAGAAAATCAAAATGATCACGACTGTCGCTAAAGATTTATTTTCGGCGGAGACTGACGCATCGCCGGAAGCCACTGCTGCCGCCGACAAGGCGCGGGCAACACTGGAAAAGCTCCCGAAAGAACATCAGGAGAGCACGAAAAAATTAATTGATCAGTTGCGTTCCATGACGACAGAAGTTGTCGGCGCGGCGAATTACGGTGCCAAAACGGCGCACGTACTGGCGCAGGCGGCGAATAAGGAAGTCGAAAAACTGAACATGGAAGACCCCGATGCGAACAACCACTTAGTGGCGCGCAACGTGATGGCCCTCTCCACAGCAGCGAATAAAGCGCTGGAACCGGCTTTAGCGGTACTGGCCGGCAATAAGGAAGCGTCTGCAAAAGCCCTGCAGGATATCACGGCGAATGTCGACTTTGCAGGAATTAATGCGATCGACGCCAGCAGAGCCTATCAGAGGATGTTGTCTGGCAGTTAGTTGTTTGGAAAGGAAGGTGATCAGTGTCTGAACTACCCAAGCACCCCCGGCCCGAACCAAAGACTGCACCGCTGACAGCCGATCAGATCAGGCGACAGTTGGGCTGGGGGCTGTTGGCTTTAAAGCCAAAACAGCCTAAGAAATAAGCGTTTATGCGCCCTCTTAATTTCGATTACATGAACCCGGATTACAACGCCGTGTTCCAGATGCGCGCTGACGCATTAACATTCATCCGTAACAACCCTGGTGAGCTCCCCGGGATTAAAGCGTACTACAAAGAACACATCCCGCAGTTTATTATGGACTGGGGCGTGACGGTGGATCCAAAAAATGTGGAGCGCGGTCTGCCCAGCCTGATTCCGTTCATCCTGTTTCCGAAACAGGAAGACTGGATTAACGATGTTATCTGGTGCTGGCATAACCAGAAACCGATGATGACGCTGAAAACGCGGCAGATGGGTTTCTCCTGGCTGGCCATGGCCGTCGGTTGTTCGCTCAGTATTTTTAATGAAGGGATGGCCATCGGCGTCGGGTCACGTAAAGAGATTTACGTGGACTCGGTGGGCGACCCGAAATCGCTCTTTCACAAAGGGCGCACATTTATGGCCAACCTGCCCGTTGAGTTTCGGGCGGGGTGGGAAGCGGGTAAGCACGCGCCGCATATGCGGCTGATTTTCCCGGAAACGGGCGCCACAATTACGGGCGAAGCAGGAGACAATATTGGCCGCGGAAATACGACATCCATTTACCTTGTGGATGAATCGGCGTTTCTTGAAAGGCCGCATCTGGTGGAGGCTTCGCTGTCACAGACAACGAATTGCCGTATCGATATTTCGACACCGAACGGGTACGGCAATCCATTCGCAGATAAATGCAATGGCGGCAAAATTAAACTTTTTACCTTTCACTGGCAGGACGATCCCAGGAAAGATATCGCGTGGTACAACCGCCAGTGCGAAGAACTTGATCCGGTCACCGTCGCGCAGGAAATAGATTGCGACTTCGCAGCCTCAGTGGAAGGCGTTTTGATCCCTGTCAGCTGGATTAAAGCGTCGGTTGACGCGCACCTGCGATTGCAAATACCTCCGTCAGGCATGAAATCCGGCGGACTGGACGTGGCCGACGAAGGTAAAGATATGAACGCGTTCTGCGGACGTCACGGCATTGTTCTGGAATACGTCGATGAATGGTCCGGTAAAGGCAGCGATATTTTCAGGACAGCTTTTAAAGCCCACGATATCTGCGACGCGATGGGATACGAATTATTTAAGTACGATAGTGACGGACTGGGCGCGGGCGTGCGCGGCGACGCGCGTATCATTGCCCAGCGGCGCACCGACAACGGTCAGCGGCCCATTGAAGCCGAAGCCTTCCGCGGTTCTGAAGCCGTCTTTAACCCTGAAGGCGAAGACGTTAAAGGACGCAAGAATAAAGATTATTTCCGGGACCGTAAAGCGCAGGCCTGGTGGGCGTTGCGCCGCCGGTTCGAGAAAACGTACGGGTGGGTGGTCGAAGGACGCGTATGCGATCCGGACGATATTATTTCGATCAGCTCAGCCATTAAACATCATAGCAAACTGGTTGGCGAACTGAGCCAGCCAACTTATGTCACTAACGATATCGGTAAGATCGTGGTGAACAAAGCACCAGACAATACCAAGTCGCCAAATTTAGCCGACGCGGTTATGATCGCTTTTTCGGTGACCGCACGAAAACCTATCACGATCAGTCAGTATGCTGTAGCGGCGATCTAAATTATTTAAAAGGCTTATCATGCAAGGTATCCTGATCACTAACGGCGGCCCGCACTCCGGCGCAGCCTGGGCAGAAGCCACAGCCACCCATATTCTGGCTATCGCTGATGACATCGCACCGGAAAAACGCGGCGTAGGTATTAAGCTAATGGGCGCTATTGTCGATATTCTGGAAAAGCACCACGACGAGGTACAAGCCGGGGAACGGTTGTTTATCGCTAACGACAGCAGCCGGCTGGTCGCTGACGGCAGCCCGTCTGACCATACCGATTTAGACGCTGCTGTAGCGGCGATTATCGCCGCAGGCCAGGCCACCCAGTGGGCGCCCGATTTTAGCGACCCGGCAATGCCTGACCGTATTCGCGCCACACTAATATCGCATTTTCAGACAAGTATGCAAATTGAACGAAGCTGGCACGCAGACCGCAATCCTGACCTTGGTCACAGTATCGAATTTAAAGCCACACTGGCACCGGCTGTTACCCTTGCTGGTGACAGCGCGACGATCACGACCGGAGAATAACCATGGCTGGTATTACCACCGCACTCCCCTCTCAGTTTAAGGTCAGCGTCTTACAGGGCGGCCACTGCTTTAACGGTTCGGGTACAGCGACCGGCACAACGGCTAACACAAGCACACATATCACAGCACTGTCGTCGCTGGCCAACGTAGCTATCGGTTGCAGCGTATCAGGCACCAACGTACCGGCAAACAGT